GTAGATGGATTCTAATGATAAAAATATAACCCTTGGAAATAATGGATTTTCAAGGGTTATTGTTATTTTGTGCGAATGAAAGGGGCAGGAAAGGGGCAAAATTAAAAAATACTATCTAACGTTTCTACGAGTTTACCCTCCATATCTTGTGTAGTGTGGGAGTAAATTTCTAAAGTCATTTTTGCGTTTGAGTGACCAACACGATCCATTATTGATTTGATAGGCAATCCAGACTCTGCTAAAAACGAAATGTGAGAATGTCTAAAAATATGACTAGATAAATTTTTTTCTATTCCAGCTTTCGCACCGTATTTTTTTATAATTTGAATAAAAGAAGGTAATGTGATTGGGCTATTCCAGACCTCTAAGCAAAAGATATAATCATCATCTTTTAGCGGCTGATAGCGTTCAGTGAGGCGGATCACTTGACGTTGTATGGCCTCCATAACTGCATCTGATACCAATATTGTTCTAATGGATTTTGCGGTTTTTGGCAATGTTTTTATTTTGTTTACTGAATCAAAATTACCTGTAATCTCAATTTTTTTATTTTGGAAGTCTATATTTTTGAGTTGTAATGCTGTCAACTCTCCATATCTCATACCAGTAAGAGCAAGAACCGTTACCATATCAGCATATTTTTGTTGATATGGTCGATTGTTTAGTGCGTCTATTAATGTTTTGATTTCTTGCATAGTCAAAAACTTGTTGCGCTTTTTTTCAATATCTTCTAATGTTTCCGGCTTTTTAGGAATAACCGTGTAATTAACCTCGTTATTTTCGATATAGGAGTATTGAACTGCATAATCGAATATGCTTTTGAGTCTGCTGCGGACTCTATAAGCTGTATGATAGCCATTGCTATCAATAATATTTTCAATCTTGCTCTGGATATATCGTCTATCGATATTAGCTAGTAAAGTTTCAGATGGTATTTCTTTTTTCATAGTTGCATCAACAAAAGTATAATTGTGTTTTGTAGATGCTTTTACTGTTTGTGCCCATGATTTATAAAAAAGGTTATAGATTTCTTCAAATGTAATGCTTTCTACTTGTTTTGTGCTGAGTTTTTTATTTATCTTTTCCTGCAAGATAATTGCAGCTTGATTTCTTGCCTGAGGAGTTTTCTTCTCCATGGTTACGGAGACTTTTTTTAATTTCTCGGTATATGGATCTTTGTATCGCTCAAAAAATTTATATTTGCCGTTTGGCAATTCTTCCATCCACATTGATTTTTCCCCCACTTCTTGATAAAATGAGTATAAGAAAATGACCTTTTTAATGGTTGTTTCCTATACATAGTTTCCTCATGCTCTCTTCGGCCAAAATTTGAGCGTGGGGATTTTTTTATTTCGTTTCAAAGAAATTTCCGCAATTTTTGCAATGCCACTGTTTATTTCCTTTTTTGCCGGCAAATCCAGCTAAAGCACCAACTCCACCAGTCAAAACAGCTCCACCAACGGCCTTTCCAACAGAAAAGGCTTTTTTGTCTTGTTGTAAGAAAGTGACATCTTTAGACTTGCAATTAGGGCAAGTGATGATATTCTGCTTTTTCTCTTGCTTTTTCTTCTCTTGATTTGCTCTAAATTCTTCAAGTTCACGTTCTCTCTGTTCTGGAGATTTTTTTTGGTTATCAATCACTACTGCACCTATTACACCTCCAACAAAAATAATAATTATGATAATAGCCAATATGTTCATTTTATCCTACTCCTTTTTCAATTCAGCAAAGCTAAATATTCCTCTATGGATTTTTATTAAGTATTTGTTGATTTTTTACTTTTCCTGTGGCATGAAGTTTCCGACGACTTTGCCGATGATACGAGGTTCCTCTTCCCAGCGGGCAAACTTGTCATCATATTTGTCATTTAGAGAGACGAGACGGAGCCCATCTTTTTCTTTGTAGACTTTTTTGATATAGCTCTGGCCGTCCCAATCTACGGCATAAATGGCACCGTCATAGTCCCAGCCTGTATCCTTGATGAGGGCGACGGATCCGTCTGCGAAGTCTGGCTCCATGGAGTCGCCATAGACCCAGCTGGCGAGATCATGGGCGATGTTCTTATCAAAATAGACAGTATCATAGTTGCGATCTTCTGCGTAACCGTATCCTGTCCCTGCGGATAGCTTTTCAAAAACATGATATTCGAATAGTTCTTCGTTGACCTCTCTCTCCTGACTCTCTAAAAGCTCCTCAGATGTCCGTAGCACGATTTTTTTATTGTGGGTGGTTAATTGTACTACCGTGTCGTTAATCTGCTGCGTGAGCAAATCTGGAGCTTCTGGGAGGGAGGAGGATTCATTTTGAGAAGGGAAAAAATCGTCTATTGAAACGCCAAAAATATCGCAAAGTTCAAAGAGCATATCTTGGTTGGCTTTCCTATCCCCTTTTTCATATCTACTAATAGTTTGTTTAGTAGTGTTCAATCTTTTGGCAAGTTCATCTTGGGTAAATCCAGCCGATTTACGAAACGTCTTAATTTGCGTTCCAATATATTTTTTTAAATCCATTTTACTCACCTCGCTTTCTATAGTTGTTATAAGTAGATTATATAAAAAAGTCACCGAAAGCGCAACTTTTTTTATTTTTTAATTAAAAAACTGTTGACAAGTCACCAAAACGGTGATATGATGTAATCAAGCTTAGAGATAAGCAAATAAAACGAAAGGGGGAAGAGAGGTGGAAAGTGTTGAAATTGTTGAATTGATAAAAATTACATTTAAACGAGGGAAAGGAACAGAAGATGACCCGGTTAGAGTTGTAACTCAGTACTGGGACAAAGAAAATGTATTAATCTTTGAGAAAGATTAATTGTCTCTTTTTTCAATAGAATTTCGGTAGGATTCCGGTAATAGGTTATATGTGTCTAGAATTTTTTTAGGTTGGGTGATTCGATTATCTACAATCAAGTTGATAAAACTTAACAATGATAAAGCTAACTCTTTGTTATCTTTTATATCTATTTGGCCTGGATGTACGGCGTTATTCCCTATTACTCTAACACTGTCTAGCATTTGTTGGATTTCTATTGGCATTCCTTTAGAGACAAGACTTCCAATTTGGGTATTTAAATCTTTACCTTGTGCGTTTAAATGAGTGACAAGTTTTTCAATAGCTAGACGGGATAGAGCGGCAGAAGCTCTGGGCGATATATTTAGAACTTCGCCAGCTTCAATATAGATTTCTTTCACATTATCAGGCATATCACTATTAGGTTCAGGTATTCCTTCGGCAACATTTGGGAAAATTAATGTCAAGGTTGCACCGCTTGTGTATAATACGAGCCCAGAGCTACTTATTTGGATTTCATTTGTTATCCAAATAGAAAATTGATTACAAGCCTGACATTGTGCAATTATAATAAATTTGATAGATTCGTTGTAATCTCCATTGATATCAATAGGATTATAAGTCCATAAATGGGAAGAGAAACCTGAACATACAGGGCATTGAAAGGCTTTTGAATTGCCTGCGAAGCCACCGCCTAGGCTTAATTTAGAAAGATCAAATGACATATTATTTCTCCAATCGTTTTTATTCTATTATACCAAATTTAGAAAGGAGGTAGGAACGTGCAAATTTATCTTTACCAACTAAGAAAAGAAAAAGGGATTACTCAAAAAGAATTGGCACAAAAACTTGGTATTTCTGAGACAGCATATCGTCAGAAAGAGAAGGGGCAAAGCGCTTTTACTCAGGATGAAATGTTTTTCTTGCGTAGCTTTTTTGATAAACCTTTGCAAGATATTTTTTTACCAAGAAAGTCACCAAAACGGTAACTTAAAAACTCATATCAATAAAGAAAGGAGAGCGTATGACAGACTTTAAAGATTTGGATTGCCAATTTATCTTTCAAGAATCCAACTGATGATTATACTGCTGTTAGTAATAGCTTTATCAACGATCCTGCATTAGATTTTACAGCTGTTGGCATCATGATGGTAGTGCTGGCTAATCACCCGAACTGGCAAGTCTATCCAGAAGAAATAGCTAAGCGGAAAGGTGTTAGTCGTCCAACTATTAGTAAATATTTCAAAATCTTGGAAGATGCTGGATATTTACGTCAAGTTAGGCGGAAGCCTCCAGGTCGTGGAGGAAGTCATGTATTTCGATTTTTTTCTGATAGAAAAATATCTGATTTCCAGTTTGATATTATGTCGCAACGACTCGATAAAGCGATTAGTGATTCAATTTTTGAGATGTAAGTTTTTTTCATGTCAAACTTTTTCATGTCAAACTTTTTACACTAATAAATATTAACTAACAACAAGTATTAAATAACAACAAGTACTACTACTCTTAATAAATAAAAGAGAGAAATTTAAAAATTTCTAATATAGGGATTTGAAAGGGGAGCGAATGGTGTTAAGAGCACTAGAGACGTTTATATCTGCGTTTATCTTGTTTGTGTCGATATTTATATTTTGGGCATCGCTTTACTGGTATTTTGATGTTCTTCGTTTCCGTGAATTTTTTAAGGAGATTTGGAAATGTTACGAAGAATGGAAAAGAGAAAAGCGTGGCAAGTAATCCGAAGTTTTCTGAGCCTAGCATAACTAGGAGATTTGCGGTGAAAATTATCGAGAAGAGCATATAAAAGGCTTCGTTGAAGAATTTATTGATTTTTTTACCAATGTTCGGTATTTCAATCAGAATAACTAAGATAGAAGCGGAGAGTATGAAAGCAACCAGAATTGCGAGCAAGGATTGTTGAAAATTTTGTGTAATGTCAGAAAGATCTAGTTGGTATTTAGTAATCGAGAGTAACAATAACTCTAAACCTATACCAGCAGAAATTAATAGGAGACTAAACAAAGTATTTGATATCTTGCGCAGTATCGTTTTCATAGTGTACCTCTACTAGATTTTTCTTGATTATAGCATGATTGTATTAAAAAACCAAGGGCAGCAAAAAAGCACCTAACAAAGTCAGGCGCATGACAAAATTATTCAAGAAAATTATACCACGAAAGGAGCAAAAATGGAAGCAGTTCAAATCGTGAGGATTAAAGATGTGATCATCGAGAAGATTTCTGCAAACGATGAGGAATTAGCGCATATCTTTGGATGTTCAAAACGGCAAGCAGGAGATATGAGGCGAGAAATGAAGAAGTTACCTAGTCAGCAGAAACATCTCAGAAATGATGGTCAGCTTGTCACAATCAAAGGTTTTGATGCTTATTTGCAATATCGAGGCAGTCAGTCATGGAAGAAAGAAATGGCTAAAACCGTTAAGATGACACGATAACAAATATTAACTATACAACAATTTATCATGTTAAAAATAATAGAGGAGTCAAAAAATGAGTAAAAAATATGAATTAGTAGTCGATGACACAATAACATTCTGGGGCTGGAAGTTGTTTAGAATTAAAGCTTTAATCAGTTTTGGGAGTGTGGATGCTGGAGATCTTGGCGGATATATCTATACAGAAGATAATCTAAGTCAAAAAGGCGATGCATGGGTATCGGGCGATG